CCTAGAATTTTATTCTAGGCCGCAACTTCGTTGCTGTATTGTTAAATTGTCGAATTGTCGTATTGTCGACCAGTCGTATTGTCGATTAACTTCTACACATGGAAGGAATTTAATCTCGGCTGGAATTGTCTGAGGTGACGTTAATGTTTAAAACTTGTGTTCTCTTAGGAGCCGTCCTCTTGCTAACAGCAGCCGCTGCCTCAGCTGACATCCCCGCTGTAGTCAATATCCGGGTAAACGGGCAGAACTACGAGCTGACCGAGCTTATAGAGCATAAGAAGCCTCTCTTTAATCGCCAGCCAGAATATTGGAAGTACGAATGCTTAGATTCAAACTATCCGCTTGTCATACATCGAAAAGAATATAAAGTTAATGAGCAGCTGTTAAGGTATGTTCCTGACAAGAGAGATTTCTACACACGCCATCCTTGGGTGCAGAAATTTATGGTTCTAACTAATGCTGCTTCTATTGCTTTAGAGATTATCGAGCTTGTCAGGATTTAAAGAAAGACCGGGGCAGTGTGTGCCACCCCGGTTAGTTTTCATCTTGTCTCCAACTCCTTAATATGGTGTTGTAGGATCTCAGCAATGTTATTCATTCGCCTGATGACTTCAGTGAGATATGTATCTTCTCTGGGCAGTGTCTGTGCGTGCCCTTCAAGGAAGACACTATCTGTAACGTAGCGGTGAAGCATGATTTTAAGACGAGCAAGAAGATCCTCTTTGTTTAGAGTCGGCTTCTTCTTGTTTCGTTCTTTCAGTGCTTTGTTGCCTCTGTGAGTGTGCCCCATTGAACCCTTTCAAAGTTAGAGACTCTGTTCTTTTGAACTAGCGGATTCCTCCTGTTTTTTGCTGACTTTCTTCAGGCGGTGTAAGTAGGCTGCAAGTAGTGTTGGATCAATTTGCAAAATGTCTGCTAATTGATGCAATTGCTTGAGCTTGTACAGATACCGATTGCGAGCGTCACGAATTCCTTGTGAAGGAAACATGATTTGGCTCCTTAGAAGAGGTCGGCAGTAGTGTTTAAGCGAAGATATTATTATATTGCTTTTAGTCGCGCTTTTGTTTACTCAGCTTCATTTCTGCTCCTTCGCCGCTTCTTTTAACCAGCGCTCTGAAGTTTGAAAAAAGTAAATGGCTTTTTCTCTAGTTTGATCTCCCAAGAAAACAACTGGCGATATCTCAGCAGCAGCCAATTTAAGCGCTCGTTTATAAACTTGCAGCAATTCGCTATCGGCTTCGAGTTGTTTTACCCGCTCTATATCTTTTCGTTGACTTCTCATCTGTTCTAACAATTCCGCGTCATTCATTTCTGCTTTCCTCTTTTAGTCTCTTCATACAGGAACTTGGCTATAGCAGCGATAAATACGGTACCGCCCATGATCATCAATAAGAGCATGGTGGCAATTGCATCTACTAGAACGTGTTCATAGAGTTCCATCAGTTTGCCTCATATATGGCTTAGCGTGTCGATAAATCATATTACCTGCTGAATCGTAGACAGCGACTCGGTCTTTAGTGAGTAAGTAATTACGAGCGGTATCAATGGCGGTGGCGCGTCCTTTGACATAAGTATGCTCAGCACCATTGACGGTGATAGTATAAACATCCAGCTTCTTATCTATAAATGTGTGGATCATCTATTGATTATCTCTTTCCACGCAATAACGAATGCAAATAGTAACGACCCCACAAAAAATAAAGTAACAGCAACTGCACAAATTTCAAAACATACATGATCTAAATAAGTCATAAATATCCTGGTCTTACCTCCTTATCATTGTTCTGCAACCACAAGAATATTTATGCAAATACCAATCTTTACGCCACCATTTGGGTATTTTAAATGTCTCTTTGCACTTAGGGCATTCTGCCTCTATTGCGCGTCCCCATAACTCAGTTGCAAGCGGCTCCGCTATATAAAAAGCGTCTCTAAGGCGCCTACTCCAATAAGTAAGAGCTTTCCCGTCAGTGATATGGCCTTCAATCTTGATCATCTGCGTTTCATAAATACCCCGGTCTTACTTCCTTATCTCTATGTTTCTTATCTTCCCAACGCGGATCACTCACCACTCTTTTGCTGATACCGCATTTAGTGCAGATTGCTTTGCGCACCAATCCATTAAAAGACAATTCCATACGAAATATGTGAGGCACATCATCGACACATGCTTTCATTTTCTCGTTTAGTTCTTTTCTCTTAGCAATACTACGGCGTTGATTGATTATATGAATCGCTACCCAGTCTTTGCTCATTGTTTGTTCCTAAATTACACCACGTGCAAGTATATTTGTCAACCAGTTAGCTTGCCAGATTCCGCCAAAGCCATCTCTTTGAGTGCTATTTGGACCGTCCAGTGTCGAACGCCTGCCAGCTTTCTCAGCTGATTGATGCTCGGCTGCTTGCCGTACATCGCCATAAGCCTCTGATAGGTATCCTTGACCTTCCGTGTGGCTTCTTTCTGTCTCTCCGCCTGCCCCGCTCTTGTCGGTTGATAACGCCTTGTGACCACGATTATCCCTCCCTAAGACTCTTTGCAGCCTCTCCCATTGTGTTTCTGTACTTGGCTTCTGGGATTCCTCGATTTGTTTTCTTAATTCCTCAGTAGTTGGTTGCCGCTTGGCAGGTGTTGAAGGCGGTATAGATCTAAACGCGCGATCAGAAGTACTAATAGCTTCGGACTGTTCTGAGTTATATATATTACCGCCTTCAACACTAGTAAAGAGGCGGCGAATATTCTCAAAACGCGGCTCTGCCAAGGCTTTTCGGATTGTGGCATAAGCGGAGCCCGTAGCTCTCATCAATTCCCTAATGAAAGGCTCCCTGTCAAGCTGTTCATAAAGTCGTTTCCAAGCCAAAACGATATTGTTAAAGGCTACGCTCGCCCTCTTCTTGTTAGCGTAATAGGTGATCTTCCAATATTCAGGAGACCCCGATTTGTATAACTTTCTTAAAACTTTGCTGTTTACTATTGCGATATTTTGTCGGTGTGTTATTGTTTGCATTGATACTGACCTCCTTTGGATTGATACTGACCTCCTTTGGATTGATACTGACCTTCTTCGGGTTGTTTGTATTGATGATTCCCTTGGAGTGGACTCCTCCCCTCTAAAGTAAGCTAAAAAAGCCTTCAATTGTTTGGGGGGCTTTTTTAGTTTATTGGCTCTTTTTAAAAACAGCACAACTAAAATTATAAAAGGTTATTAACCATTACCTTTTGCTTGCATGTGGTGTAATTTGGGCATGAAGATTATCGGCATTGATTGTGGTATCACCGGCGCTGTTGCATTGATAACTGATCACGGAGCTGACGTTTTTGATTGTCCGATCTTTGAAAAGATGAAGGGCAAAGAGCGAACAACATATGATCCCAATGCGATGTTTGATTTATTGCAAGATATTTGTACGGATTCTAGTTTAAGCACGATACCTTGGGTCGAAGCCATAGTAATTGAGCAATTGCACGCTACGAACCTAGGCACAATAGCAAATTTTTCTAAAGGCTTAGGTTTTGGCTATTGGCATATGGCAGCCGTGGTACTGCAAATACCTTTGATATTGATTGGCCCAACTAAATGGAAGAAAGCCATGGGGCTGACTAAAAGCAAAGACGACTCTAGGCAAAGAGCAATTGAGCTATTTCCTCAGTTAGCGCCTCGGTTGAAGTTAAAGAAGAATCACGGCAGGGCCGAGGCTATATTATTGGCTGAATACGGCAGGAGGATATATGACAAAAGTAACAACTCAAACAAATGAAGCTCTAAGTGCTGAGATGCTAAGAGAACTTGCAGCCGAGCTGAAGTCTGAGAATTTTGACGAGATCACGCGCTGGGCTAAGACCGGTAAATTACTAGAAGAAAAACTTCAAGATGGTCCAGTGGCGATAATGGGAACCACTTCCATGACAGCTATGAGATTTAAAGTGGTGAAGGTTGCCGTTGTTGATTGGATAAGATTAGGCGGTACTATTAGTGTTGACTACGCCACACCGCTTGAGGCTTTAGAGAATGACGGAAAATAAATTTCTCAATGAAACAAAAGAAGAATATCTTGAAGACACCAAGAAGTACTTCGGCAACATCGAAGGCGCTAAGAGTGTATCTGATAATAGCGCCGCCTCAAGGCAAGCCGTTGCTCGTCACTTACCGGGGGCCAAGCAAGAATATAAAATGGCTGAGCGTTATGGCAAAGGCTTTGGCAAAGCCTCACGCTCGGGTGCTTTCAGCAAAACAGGTACAGGCCATGCTTTCTTTCCTAATGGACTTAAGTTTGCCTCTGACTTCATAGACGAGCATACCCCCGGCAAATACAAGCCCCAACCAAAACCATTTGAAGAAACAGAAAATCTCCCCGGCAGATACTTCGAAGGACCAAAGCCCGCTTGCATAATCCAAGAGCTCTGCATGGATTGCTATGAACCAATAGACTATAACGCCACTACTTGCACCATTGACGGCAAAGAGTGCCAAGGCATTGACCTTGTGGTAAATATGGGCATGGTAAAAGAGACTGATACTCAAAAGCTCTATCGTATGGGCCTTAGATTCGGTGACTTCTATATGTCAACTTTCCACGCTTCGTGTCTTGAAAAAATAAAAGAGTACAGGAAACAAACGCAACCCCTAGTCTTAGGAGGCAGCTTGTTGGCAGATAAAGACCGTAATCTTTTGCTCAAGTACAAACAAGAATTGCACATACACGACGGCAGAGAGATCAGTGTCGGTCAATGGCTGTCAATTAAACGCTTAGATAAAACGGAGTACAATACCCAAAGATATATTATCGAGCAGCGCTCCAAAGGAAATTTATCTATATTCCGTGAAGATAGAAAAGAGCTATAGTCTTGAAGTTCTCGATCAAGCTAATATTGTGCGATTGCACGTCGAACAAAGCGAACTTAATACCATCGTTGAATGTCTTGAGCATTGCGGTGGAGATTTGGACGCTTTCGCTAAGTTTATTAGCAACGATTCTGCTTACACTGACTTCTATATCCAGAAGCGCCTACTAGAACATCCAGATAGTGGGCTAAAAGAGCGCTGGGATAAAGCTATTGAAATATATAATCAATGTGTTATGCGGCGGCTACAGCGTAAAGCACTGCATGACTTAGAAAATATGGACGATAGTGATGAAAAGTCCGCCCGTATTGTTCTGGCAGCCGCCAAGATTATCCTAGGCGACATGCTGGCAGCAACAACGGTTATTGCAAAGCAAAAAGCTACAGCTAAAATTGAACGCTCATCAGTACTGGATGCTATCAAGATTGAAATGGAAGGCGAAGAGGACGAAGAATAATGCCTAGTCTTCTTGGCCGCCAGCGCATAATTAGCCCCACTCTACAAGAAATCAGACGCTATGCTTACGAAAAGCCGCGCCGATTCATCGAAAAGAACATCAAAATAGCCGATTTAACCGGCAATGTGGTGCCTTTTAAGCTTAATTGGGCTCAACGGACGGTAAACGAACTCTTAGAGGAAGAAAAACGGCTCCAAAACCCGGTTAGGTATTGGTTCCTTAAGTGGAGACGCGCCGGTATAACTTCTTTCATCTCAGCTAAAGGCTTTGTCCGTATCTGGTCAAAAGACAACGCTAGGGTCGGCATAATCGCTCACCAAGAAGATAGAGCAGCTGAAATATTGCAGAATTACAAGTTTTACTACGGCTCGCTTGACCCTGAACTACAGCTTCAACTCTCAAGAGACAACATTTATGGCGTGAAGTTCGAGCAAACCGGCGCACAAGCACTAATTGGTACTTGCGAGAACCCCGTTAAGGTCAGAGGCGACGGTATGCACGACCTGCAAGGCTCAGAAGCTGCCCACTGGGGTAGACAGTTTGGTATCACTGCCCGTGAAGTCGCTCCGGTAGTGCCGGATAAGCCCGATACGTCAATCATTTACGAATCTACAGGCTCTATTCGCGGCTGCCAGGCCCACATACATGCCACAGAAGCTAAAGAGGGCAGAAATGAGTTTAAGTATAAGTTCTTGTGTTGGCTAAATGACCCGGAGTGTTCCATTCCTTTTGAAAATGACCGACATCAATCAACGATCATGGAGGAAATGCACGCCATTGAGCCGCGTATGACTGAATTGATTAGATATTATCAACTCACACCCGGTCAAGCTCACCAAGCATGGCGGTTTTTTCACTACAAGTCAGATAACAACTTTGATTATTTCTGCCGTGAATTTCCGATTAGAGAAGAATTCGCCTGGTCTGCCGGCGGCGCTTCCTTCTTTGGCCAGCTGGAAATCAATAAAGCCACTTCTCAAAGACCTATGCGCATAGTGAAGTTCGACGGCCAATATATCAATCAAGTCTTTACCGACTTCAACACTTTGCCTAAAGTAGATTCAATAGAAGACTACTCGCCTTTTCCTAACATAAAGTTCTGGGCGATGCCTTCGCCTAGTGGCAGATATGCCATAGGGGCAGACTCAGCACTAGGAGAAGAATACGGGGATTATAGTTACGGCTCAGTCAGAAACATCGCCACCAGAGAACTCATGGCCACTTTCCACGGAAGGCTACAGCCAGCAGAAACCGCTCATCTAATGGTTTCACTCGCCCGCATGTACAACAACGCCACCTTGGGGCCTGAGTGCAACCAGGGCGGCGGCGGACTTACCATCTTGCAAGACATTCAGCGTATCGGCTATCACCGTATCTACCGCTGGCGCAAGCGCGACAGTTTCGAAGGGCTAAAACTCAGCAACTCATTAGGTTGGTGGACAACTGCCAGAAGTCGCCCGATGATGCTTGGCGAGATGCGTAAAATATTTATCGATTGCATACACGGCAGGTTGCCGGCTGAGAATATTTTTAGAGACGCGGCACTAATAAATGAGATGCGAACCTTCGTGCCTGATCTAAATAGCAATATTCCCAAAGCACTAAAGGGCTGTTATGATGACCGCGTGCTAGGAGATGCCATCACTCATCAAATATGCGCGGACGAAGCATTCTGTACAGATAAAGACTTGATGCACTCTTACCACAAGTTCGAGCGCTCCAAAGGAGTTAGCCAAGAGAAATTAGTACAGAAAATCAAGCCAAGCAATGTGCTGAAAATGATGGTCTCTCAAGGCAGTCCATTCAATAGTAAAGGGTTCGAGATGAATGATGAGGGCAAGATAACAGGATGGCCAGAACAATAGATGTAACCAAAGTAGCCAATCTAGCTAAAGCAGTTAGAGAAGTGGCCGGCGACATTAACGTAAGCGAGGAATTGCCCTATGTCTCACGTATGAAGGTAATAGAGTCTGACGTTCTTGACCCTAAGCCTTACGAAGGTGCATATGCCGCCAAAGCAGCGCTATCTCAACATCTAAATCTAGCAACTAGCCAGATGCGCAATGATCCCACTTTGCAAATCAGACAAGAGCTCGAGCCTTTTGTGGAGATGCTAAAAAATATCCGCCTACCGGATACTAGAGTGAACTTAGGTACACAGAAAATCGACATGCCTTGGGACATCACTGACTATGCTAATAAAATCTCTCAGCCAAACGCTGTCAGCCTTCTTTATACTTTACTGGGTAAAGAATCAAGCCAAGCGATTTATAAATATAGTCGACTAGCCGGCCAAGAGTATAAGCCGACACTGTGGCTGGTGCACAAGCTGTATGTGGAAAGTAAGCAAAAGTATGTGCATACGATACGCCATTCAGATGAACTAAAGAGCCTTGTTAGCGAAGTAGACCTCACAAAATTAGAACTAATGAGCGAAGCCGTAAAGGAAATACTTGGCGGAGTTATGTACTCAGAATTAGACACCATCGCCAGAGGGAACGACATGAGCCCTTTTGTTATTTTTGTCATTCTCTTGCATAATATCTTGCAGGCAGAAGAAAAGAAGCGAGTACCGATGAAGATAACCAGCACTTGGGACTCACTGGCTGAGGAATTAGAACTATGATCACACTATGCCTTGTGATGCTAACTATAACGCTAATCTATATAGCTATAAGCTTAAATCGATTGCAAGAGAATATAAGCAATGACTTTCGCTTGATGCATAAGCATATATCTCAACTCGAATCTACTGTCAAGAGAAAAAAGATCACTGTCTTAAGTTCACAAAAGGAACCCCCGATACAACATACCTCCGGCTACTTACAGCCAGTGCCGCCAAATGGAGCTACCGCCGCTCCAGATAACGAAAAGCTCCAGGCGATAATGGAAAGAATGAACAGTGAGTACTAAGGCCTACAATAAAGCAACAGCGTTCTCAAATGACATCGTCGACTGGGAATTAGTAGATAGATTTACTCCAGAGGAATATGAACTCTATATAAATGCCCCTAAGTGGGAGATAGATTCCAATCAATTCAATAGTGAAGATGACTATAATCAATACTGGTTCAACACAACCAAAAGCTTCATCCAAGCAAGCAAAGCGAAAATCGGCAAGTGGCAAAAAGCTGCCAGATCTGCAATTGATACTATCGAAAAACTTGTAGAGGGAACCGCTGGTGTATTCGATGCAGCTTCCGCTCTTGCCGCTCAACCAATCCCATTCGCTTCTGCCCAAATAGATGAACGAGTAGCGCTTCTATCTATAAATCCGGCTATGCCTCAGATTGTCTCTATGCAAGAGTCGCAGCTGCCCTATGTGAACGCTCTAAATACCATCATGACAATGGAGTTAGAAGCTAATAACTATGAGACTATCGTCTATGGTTGCTTCTATGACAATGAGTTTTATAACTGCTCAATAATCAAGACCACCGTTAATCAATTCGAGCGCGGCCCTTATGGTCAAATGGGCAGAGTCTGTATAGAGCAAATTGAGCCCGATACTGTCTTCTGGGATCCGTTAGCTAAAAAGCTCCATTGGAACAGCATGGATTATGTTATCCAACTTCATGAAATGGAGATAGGTGAAATCAGGAAGCAATGGCCTCTTACTAGCCGTGGCATTAATCCTGAAATGAACGATTTGCTTACCGGCAGCGTCGTCGATATGCATAGCGAAGACTATTTAGAAAGCCCAGTGCCTAAGCTTGGACGTGAACAAGCAATGCATAGACAGAAAATACAAGTGGCTGAGCTATGGCTAAAAGACTCACGCCTTAAGTTTGAACCTATGAAGAATCCAAAGGCTTATATAGATTATATGGACCGCTTCTTAGTGGATAAAAATGGCAATGTGCGCGGTAATTTTGTTCCTCGCTATCCCAATGGCCGACTGATAGTTACAGCCGGCGGCAAGGTACTGCAAGATGTGCCAAATCCTTTTGCTCACGGCCAAGCACCTTTTGTTTTTATCCCGTCCGCTCCTAGAAGAACACCGGCAACTCTAGGTAATGCCAATAAAATCATGGTAGTTACTAGAAAACTGAATAACATCATGAGACATATTCACGCTTATGCTCAATCTGAAATCGAGCGCCCTATGCACATGGATGAAGGAGCGCTTTCTAACCCTGAACTCTCCGATCACATCCCCAATCGCTCAACTTATGCAATTTCACTCGCCCCCGGCAAAAAATTAGACAGGCGCCCCGCTCAAGATTTGCCCGGCTTTACTTTTACATATCTATCAACGCTCCAGAATGCTCTTGATTTAATAGCCGGAAGTAGCGCAGTCATGCGCGGCAATATATCTGATGGTGCGCAACTATCAGCTGAGGCTTTGAGTGCTTTGCAGCAATATGCCTCTAGCAGGCTGGCGCTATCGGCTAAATTCTTCAATGTGGGCATAAAACAGCTAGGCTATCAGCTAATGTGGCTCATTAGACAAACCTACGATCAGAAAATTACAGTTGCTGTATCAATGGCGGATGGTAGTTCATCAACTTTCGATTGGCAAAGCGATAGAAAGGTTTTTGAAAAAGGCGATCCCACTGAAATCGATCTATTAAGAGCCACAGAAGACTATCAAGTGACAATCAAAGCAGGCACTGGACAACCGGGCGGTCAAAAACAACAAGGCCCGATGCTTGAATTGTTCAGAGAAAATGCTATAGATAGAGAAGCGCTTTTAGATTCCATGGAATATCCAGGCCGACAAGTTATTACTAAGAGAATGCGCGCTAAAGAACTGGAAGATATTAAAGCAAAAGCCGAAGGGCATGAATTAGGCATTAATATCGGTGAGGAAATTAGACAGAATAGAGCAGGTAGGAGGCCAAAAGACTAATGCCAGCCGTAAGTAAATCTCAACAGCACTTCATGGGTATGCAAATAGGTCTAGCCCGCGCCGGCAAGCCGCATAAAGTATCTGAGAAAGTAGCCAAAGAATTCGCCGGTACTAAAACCAAAGACTTGCCGGAGCATAAAATGCAAGGCAAAGCAATGACAGGAGCAAAATAACAATGCCACCAAGCACTAATCCACTAGCCACAGCTCACCCCGGCGCCGGCACATCTTACTCGGTTCATGGCACAAATGAAATCGTGCCTAATTCAATCACTGAGGCTTCTGTGGGAGTGAATGCCCTAGGCTCAGCTGCCACAAAGCTTGGCCTTATACAGGTAGCGAGCATACCTTTGACAATTGCTCAACTCAAGACCATGTACACGACTGCCATAACACTTTTAGCGGCACCAGGGGCCGGACTGTCATATAGCATTTTTAAAGTCAACTTCAGACTGATTGCAACCTCAACGGCAATAACCGGCGGCGGCGCTATAGTCATTCAATATCATAATAGTGCTGTAGCTGCTACTAATACACTCGCCGCAACTGTCCTAACAGGTGCCTCAGCCGGCACAAGCGATAATATAATCACACCAATTAATGCTAGCCCGGCTATTCAAAATGATGTGATTGAAATCACTAACGCCACTGGCGTCTTTGCCGGCGGCACACTTGCTAGCGCGATAGTGCAAATTTGGTACTCGATTCTTTAGAAGGAAGTAAATTTAATGACCGGTTTAGGCACCACTGTTATCGCTCAGCCAGCATTTATTTACCTAACCGCATATCTTGGACCAGGCGACGCTAGTAAGCAACTCGCTATACAGTATCAATCACCAAGCAGCCTAACTGGTGGTGTGCTGACTACCATACCGCAACAGGTAGCAGCAGGGGCAACACTGGTGGCATTCAATCTTGCAACGCTATTTGATGCACCACCTGTTAATCCTCTGTTTATAGCCATAGCAGATATAACTAATCCTGGTGTGGGCTTTAATATCTCTACAGTCTCAGGCTCAGGTAAAATTAGCATTGGTGCTAATGGTGTCTATACAATAATCAATCCTAGTTCAGTATTAGCATTGCCGACTGTATATATAGATAACGCCAGTTCTGTAAGTGTGCTGAATCTTGCATTTAGTTTAATTGGAAATTAAAGGAGCGCTTTATTATGGCTATGGACCCACAGATGATGGCGATGATGCAAGGCACGCAAAGCGGCGCGCAGCAAGCACAAAGCATCATGCCGAATGCTGCTCAACCGCAAGGCGCACCAAATCAAAAGGTAGCAATTCTATGTGGTTCGCTCAAGTTGGTAGTTGACAGATTGAACGAACTTGGTAGTCTGTTAAATAGCCAAGGTAAAACTGAATTGGCCAACGATCTCTACAAAGCATCATTTACCACCAATACGGTTGTTGAAAAATTAGAAAAGGAAGCATCAGGCGATGGCTCAAGCGAGTGAATTAGATAATAACGTCTCAGGAATTGCTGAACGCCTTGCTGGTCTTGATTCTGAATTTAACACTAATAAAAACTTTGGCTTTATGGGGATGGTCGATGGCGAAGAAAAAAAAGCGCCAGAAGAAAAAGAAATTCCCAGTCCAGCAAGCAAAGAAGACAAGTCTAATCCTCCTGAATGGTTCGGTCCGATCAATACATCGTTGCAGACAGTGCGCGGTGAGTTTCAACAAGGACTAGGGAACCTGGCAAATGAGATCCAGCAGCTGAAAGTGGCCCGACAAGATACGCGCGAAATGGCAAGCGATGTACCACCTGAAATGCAGCCGGTTGTACAGAAGTTTAACGCCATTGACCGTAATGTTAATACCTTGGCCTTAAGGCAAGAGTATCAAAGGGCCAAGGATGCTCTGCGCGATGCTCGCGGCAAATACAAAGACTTTACTTATTCAGATGATGAGTTAAATACCGTATGGCAAAGCCACGTAAGAAATAATCCCGATACTGCCGCCTCCACAAACTGGGATTCTTATTTCAAGACTCAAAACATTGACAGAGCCTATCCCAAAATTACCTCCGAGAATGAAAAACTGAGAAGCGAGCTTGAGCGTCTGAAGTCTAACCGCAACAGCGTACAAGATTTATATGCCGTGCCTCGATCTAACAGACAAAGCACACCGACCCGTTCGACAAGTGACGATGACTTTGACGAAGACTTATATCAACGCGCTAAAAGAAAAATCCAAAAAGGCAGCTTTAGGGGCTTCAATCGCGCTTTGGTAAATGAACAACGCCGTATGCAACTGACCGCCTAAGAAACAGGATGTATATCTAAATGGTAACGATATTATCTCCAGACACTATAACTGCTAGTACACTCTCGTACTACAATCGTAAGCTCAGAGATGAGTACTTCACATCTACACCGTTTACTGAATTCTTGCTGAATGTAGGCATCAAGCCTGTTGAAGGTGGCTTAAGTTATACGCAACCGATCATGTACACGCTGTCCTCTCAGGCAGATGTATGGGGCGGTGGCGTGCAGCAACTCTCCGCTAACTTTGTTCCTAATACTACAAATGCTGTTTGGAACCCTGTTTATTACTACGGCTCCGTGGCAATTCCTGATACAACAGCGATTTTGAATCAAGGGCAAGCGCAAATTATCGACATTGTAGAGGCTCAATACGAGCAGATGCTTATGTCCTTAATAGAACGCTTCTCTATCGATTGTTATTCTGACGGCACACCTAGAAATGGCTTCTTGGTGCCTCAAGGATTAAGGGCAATCTGTACAAGTGATGCCGACCCAGGCGGCGGCGCCTACGGGGGAATAACCCGGGTGGGTAGCTCCGGTTATTGGGGCGCACCAGTTGGAGCAGCACCGTGGTGGAATGCCAATATTTTACCAATAAATAACGGCCCCACTGTCGTTTGGTCCAAAGCTTCTGTGAATCCTGGTACTTCTACCACGATGTCTTACAATGCCTTATTCGCTTTGACCATCGCAGCTACTGTAGGCATGTATCGCCCGCTTGCTATTTTTGGAGATGCTATTGCCTACCAAGCAGTTGGTAATTTGTTTGTAGCTATCGCTCGCGAAAGTGCTCTTGAATCAGTCTTTAAACAAGGCGCACGCGGTTTTGCTTTTGGCGATATCCCGATATTCCAAGACGACAAAGCACCATCCGGCTCTTTGTTCACAGTAAATGATTTGCTTGAACTTCGCGTATGGCGTAATGCGCTATTCGCTGAAACCCCGTGGCGGCAGCCCTCGAACGCGATGGTCAATATAAAATATCTACTCTTGATCTGCGCTCTTGTTCATTCACGCCCCAACACCATGGCTTATATGTCTGGCATAACTGGTTAGTCACAAAGGAGTTTTTATCAATGCCTTCACCAACAAGTTCATGGGGACAATCAAACTGGTCTGATGTTTACGCACCAGTGGGCTCAACGCCAACAGTGCCGGTAGGCTCAGGGCTGCAAGCTGGACAATGCGAGACGCTTTTTGATGGCTCAGTTGTGCAGTTCTTAGACTTTGTGGCTTCAACAGTAGCCGGTGCTGCCTGTATACCGGCCACACCGTTTACTGGCTATACGGTTACTCCAGCCACAGCGGCCCTTCAGATTGTTACTGCTATCAACGATAGAGCCGGCGGCGGCCTTGGCACAAGCAATGTGACTATAGCAGCCAATAGTTATGCTTGGGGTACCATTGCTGGTTTTTGTTATCCGCTATGCGTGAACGCGCTAGCAGCCGGTAAATATGCTGTAGCTAGTGCAATATCGGCTCAATTAAAATTGCAAGTAGTAGGCACTGATCCTCAGTCCAATATACTGAACTTAGTTGTAGTGGGCTCATCTCCTGCTCAAAGCCTCTGTCAAATTACATACTAGTCAATGGAGGGCTGATAAATGGCCCTCACTTTAAGAGACGGGCACTACTTCACTCGTTCGATGGTTGGCGAATTAGAACAATTCCGCTGGTCAGATGCGTTCATAAACTTTTCGCTTAATAACAGGGCGCAAGACTTCTGTTTGCCTGCCGGGCTGTCCACTTGGTTTTATAACGTGCCCTTAGCAGCAGGCTCACAAGAAGGACCTCTACCGATTGACTTAGATCAAGTGCGAGCAGTGAAATTCTTCGCCGGGCAGCTCTTCCCTTTGCAATATAAGGATTGGGATGAGTTACAAACTGGTGCTTTTACCGGCTCTATCCCGTTATGGTTCTATATAAAGACCGACACTACTCAGCTCACTCCTCAGCAAATAGGTTCAGACATTGCCGTTATCGATCTTCTTCCTGCCAACCCGCAAGGCGGTGATTATCGTCAGGTAATAGGAGTTTGGCCTATTTTAGAAGCTACCGGTAATATACACGTTTGGTATACCGCCTATCACCCTTTGATGACTGAGCCTCAAAGTAAATGCATGATCCCGCGCCCATTTCTTGATGGCTGGGCAGCTGGTGCTATAGCTGACTGCCTAAGAATTGAAAAAGCATACTCGGAGGCTGATATATGGGAGGCACGCTTTGCTATGCGCAAGGAAGCCTATCGCGTATACGCTCAGACTCATAAGCAAGTATCGCAAGAGATGCGCTACGGATATGATGAGGCGCCATGGCGAGACAGCGCGTCATCTTCTGTGATTCTTATTGATCAGTTCCCCACTGGTCCATAGGAGGGCTAATAAATGGTCGCTCCTATTAAATCAGCTCTTGATGATGGCTTATTTCAACTGCAAGTCATGGACATGTCCGGCGGCTTGAACACTAACACCGGTGCCACATCTTTGGCACCTAATCAAACGCCTGATTGTCTAAATGTGATTGGCTTTCCAGGCAGATTGCAATATCGTGGTGGCTTTACTTTATTTTGCAGCTTGCCGGCATTAGCTGATCGCGAATATAGATTTTTTGATATTTCAGGCACTCAGCATTTGATGGTTTGGGCAGGCGGCGATCTCTATGACTGCAAAACCGGTACCGCTGTTTTAATTACAGCCACCGTCTATACAGCCGGGCAGCAAATCGCCGTTGTCGCCTCTAATTACATCATGTACTGGGCAACGCCAACAGTACCTTTAAGACAATATGACGGCACAACAGAAGCCGCAGTAGTCGACAGTATGGCAGTGGGCTCAGTGGCGCCACCAGCCGGCAGCTATCTGACTGTTTACAACGGGCAATTAGTCATGCTGCAGCCGGTGATATCGAGTGTTACTTACAGCTCTTCTTTTATGTGGAGCGATGTGAATGATGCCACCACTTGGATCGGTGCCAACATACAAGGAGTAGGCTCAGCTGATGGCGGAACGTGTCAATGGGCGCTAACTTTGGGTATACCGGCTATTGTAGTCGGCAAGTCTCAAGGGGCAAGTAACCTCAATCTATTTATTTATACCGGCGCCTTAGCGCCCGGCAGTTTGACCCAAACGCCAATAAGCTGCCCGGTGGCTGCCTTAGATTCATATAGCGCGTGTGTGGTGCCATCTCGTCAAGGCTTGTCAACATGCATATTTATCGGCAGTGACGCTCATTTTTGGATGACTAACGGGGTAGAGGCTTGGATGGCTAGTGAGGATATTCTTGCTCTAACAGAGGATTACATCAGAGATGCTATACAAGCACTACCCACTCAAAAGTTCTTCTCATCCTACTATACGAGGTGGCAGTACTATATCTGTAGTATAGGCACTCAGACGCACTTTGTTTACAGGCCTGGGCAAAGACCAGAAGACACGCCTAGTTGGTGGCTGTTTGAAGGATGGCCATCTGGAGACTTTGCCGACTTTATAGGCGCTGGTACAGGCGGCCTACAGGGTTTATTCACAGCGGCTAATACCGGCGCTGTACCAGGCGTCTTTCAAGTGGCAATGGATCAGACTTTGGATAATGGTGTTGACCCTACGCCACCGCCCTATTATACGACGCCATATCTACATGGCGGCAAGATAGAGCGCGAGAAGCAATATCAAAACTTCGCCTTAGAGACATATGATGTAGGCGTGCAATACAACATATCAGGGCTGTCTATTCCCCGTGCAGACGGCTATGTATACAACATAGATACGATAAATTTCGAAGATCCCGCAGCCTCGGCAGCTGAAATTGGTACATCAGGCACTTGGGATGTATCGACATGGGGCGCCTTTCTATGGGGTGGTGGTGCGGCCACTCTAGCGCAGCCCTATCAGCCTTGTATTAGTCATGCGCCAATTAGAGTGACGACTCTAGGCACTATCTGGGTGCCGCCTGGCGAGAAGCAGCCTCTAAAAACCTCAGCCGCTCAATTCAAAATATCTTGGGCAGGCGGCTTGCCTGACTTTCAAGTGCTTGCTTATAACGTGCGCTATATGGAACGTTCATTCGGCTTTGCCGGTAACGCCCCATATCAAACAGCCGGCGGCATAATCTCCACAACAGATCCTTATACAACCACAGGGGCTGAATAATGACATTCACTCCTGCTGTTCTTTTCCAGCCACCTTTTCCTATGACGCCTAACGCCGGGGTTATACCGTCTCAATACAATGCAAACTTACTGTATTTACTGACATTTATAAATACAGGACAAATAACAGCCGGCACTACTCTTTCAGCTATTGAATTGCAAGCGCCATCTCCTACTGTATTTGATGTGCAATTGGCTCGCGAATCTGCTGGAGTTTTGCAGCTATCTAATGGCTCAGGCGGCGCGGCAAATCTTGATTTAACAGGCGGAAATTTAATTAATACCGACAGCCTTAGTATATTCGGCGGCGGTAGTAACATAAGGCCATTACCTACAACTGGAACAATTTCTGGAGAGTACTGGCAGAGCGGGGCTTGGGTTCAAAGCGGGCCTATAACATCTAACCGTGCTCGCATTCACTTAACCAGCACGATGACGATAAATACTACTTGGACAATTGCTACAGAGATATCCGGCGGTAGACCAGCAATTGCCGGCGGTTCATCAGCCAATACAGGACCCGGAGCACCAGGCGGTGGGCTAGGTGGTGGTATGGGTGGCCAGGCAAGCGCCACTTCTGCTATAGGTGGAGCTGGTGGCGGACATGGTGGATTAGGCGGTGGCGGCGGCATAGCTGCCTCTGGCGGTGTCAGCGGTAATGGAGGCTGCACTTATCCGCTTGAATCTCTTTTAACTGGCTCAGGCGGCGGCGCTGGAGCATCGAATTTAGGTACATTAGGAGGGGCTGGCGGCGCTGGTGGTGGAAGTTTATATATAGAGTGTACCGGCGCAATTACTTTTAGCAGCACCGCTGCCATGATTGGAGCTGGAGGCGCTGGCGCTTCTGCTGCCGGCACTGGAGCTGGAGCCGGTGGCGGCGGCTCAGGCGCCGGCATTCAAATTAGATGCTTAAGTACTATATCCATTGCCGCAGGAGCTAGCATCACAGCCCCCGGCGGCAATGGTGCTGTTGCTCCAACTTCAGGAGCGGCAGGCGGCGCAGGCGGCGGCGGCATTATAGATATTAGTGGTTCTGCTGTAACCAATAGCGGCACAGTAACAGCATCAGGCGGCACAGGCGGCACAGGCGGAGCCGTAGTAGGACAATCTGGCGGCGCTGGTATTGTTAACTTAAATAGCTTTGTACAACTCGTCAGGAGTTCTAATTAATGAGTGCCCTTGTAGTACCTAATGACTTTACTAACGGCGAACTAGCATTCTCTGCTCAAATGAATGTGAATTTTACCGCTTGTGCTGCTGTGATCAATGGAGAGCTCGATACAACGAATTTCACAGCACTTGCCGCTATAACAGGCAGCCAGCTAGCAGCGAGCGCCGGTATAACCAATGCACAATTAGTAAATGGCAATAGCTTGTTTCCTTATGGTTCTGTTGTTGCTTGGTGGGCAGTAGATTCTACAATTCCCACCGGCTGGGCTTTGTGTAATGGGCAGACGGCCACATGGCTAACTGGTCCTCATGCTACTGATAGCATCGTCTTGCCTAATCTTATCGGCATGTTCATAGAAGGCTCAGACATTACAAGTGGAGTAAGTCCGGGGAACGCTAGCGGCTATGGTAGTCAAGCAAATCAGTCTATATTTGGGGCGACTGCTCACACTCATACCTATGCAGACACTACCGCCCTTAATGCTGCCGATCAATTATGCTTGGGGGCGGTCGGAGTGCAGGCAGCTAGGAATTTCCACACTCATACTCAAAGCGACACAACCTCATCGGTAGATTTAGAGCCGCCTTGTTATGCCATGGTTTATATAATGAAGCTCTAGGAGTAAATAACAATGACAGCTTTAACCATACCTAATAGTTTTTCACCCGATACTGATGCGAATGCTCCGCCGGTAAACGCTAACTTTATAGCTATTGCTAGTGTAGTTAACGGTAATCTCGACACCACGAATTTATCAGCCGCCGCCGCTATACCGGGGAGCCAGCTGTCTGCTTCAGCCGGTATAACCAATGCACAATTAGTAAATGGCGCTAGCTTAGCTCCTTACGGCTCTGTTGTTGCTTGGTGGGCAGTAGATTCTACAATCCCCACCGGCTGGGCTTTATGTAATGGACAAACAACCTTATGGTTGACAGGGCCTCATGCCGGAGCAAGCATAACTCTGCCGAATCTAATTGGCATGATGATCCAAGGAGCTGATATAACAGGCGGCTCAAGTTCAGCTAATGCTGATGGCTTCGGTAGTCAAACCAATCAGTCTATATTTGGTACTACTACTCACACACATACTTATTCAGGCACTACAAGTACAGAAAGCGCAGATTCAGATACTACAACTGGCGGCACATTAACTGTAGCTGCTAAAAATCACACTCACACATATTCAGGCACAACGGCGGCAACAAGTCTTCAGCCCCCAGTCTATGCCATGGTTTATATAATGAAGCTCTAGGAGGGATTACAATAAGATGGGACTTTTGACAAAGGAGATTAATGAAGCTATGGACGTTACCGACATTATCACCGTGGTGGAAGAGGCTTACTCATTGATTCAAGCAGCTAAAGCCGACGGCACATTTACAGAATTGCAAAGTGCAAAGGCCGCAGTTGAGGCAGAGCTAGCTAAACCTGCTGTACAAACAACCGTTGCCGCCCTTGTAGCTAAGTTAAAAACACTGAAGCTCTAGGAGGACCAATGTCTACAGTAGATCCCTCATTAGTACCGCCAACACCGGTAGCACCTCCGGCAGCCGCCGCCGGTAGTCCCACGAGTACGACTTTTACCTCCGGCACTAATGCTCAAACCGGCAATACACAACAGACCGGCACAACTACTCAAGCCGGTCAACAAGTTGGCCAACAAGCCAATACTTACACGGCTGGTCAGCAAGGATTACAAGCCGGGCTAATCGGTGCCGCCGGACAAGCTCTAACTACAGGAGCACCGCCAGGCTCGGCAAACTTCATACCGCAGCAAGAGGCGGCATATGCGCAGAATTTTAATGAGTTCACAGCCCCAACTTTAGCCGCTCAAGGCGGCGCCGGCAGCCCCGCTATGCAAAGCAACTTAGCTATGGGACTGTCAAATCTACAAGGGAACTTAGCTCAGACTCAATATACAACTGACGCCGGGGTATTTAATAATGCTTTGAATACTTCTGCCGGGGCGGCTTTCAATCCAACCGGTAGCACATCGGCTGCCAGTACAACAGGCACGGCTAACACTAATACCAATACTAATAATTCATCGGCAGGCAGCTGGCAGACTAATAATGATGAGACTCTAGGCGGCTTGACTGCTATAAGTAATATGTTTGGCGGCGCCTTAGGGCCTTAGGGTGATTAGATGGCAGGAAGTAAGACAACCTCAACGAAATACAATGGCAAGTACGACAGCTCTGAGTACTATGATACATACGGCCCCAATTTTCCTGGACCTAGCGAGCTAGATCCAAGCGCCCCCGATCCTCTGAGCCAGACGCTGATGGGCTTAACGAATAATCCTGTTGGCATTGCTGCTGGCAACATGGCTCAAGGCGCTATGGATGCCACCGGCGCAGCTGCACACGGCATAGGGCAAGGATTTAACAATATGGGGAATGCTCTACAACAAGCATTTAATCCATATTCATCGGCTCAACAAGCTTTAACTCAAGCCTACAATACGGGTGCTACGCCAACTAATGCTCAAATGCAAGCCGTCTATCCAGGTCAAGGAGCTGTAGTTAATTTGCAAGGGCCGGCCACTCCGGCTGGTATAAGCGGGCCAACGGTTGCCGGAGGTCGGTATAAGCCGATATCTGATGATGGAAGTGCTTCTTATGATTCTATGACTGGTGCGCCTGTTATCGATCCGCTGCAATCAGCAACTCCATTAGCTGGCTTCAATGTTCCTAGCGATCCAGGCTTACCGGGAGGCAATAATGGACCATTTTCCGGTAGCGGACCAAATAGTGATCAATATCCAGGCACATTTTTTGATCCAAACGTGGCAGGCATGTATAGCCCTAATGCCGTTGGCGTGCCGCCTTTGCCTGCTTTAGAACAGAACCCTTATAATTATAATGTAGATACCTCAGGCGGTGCTACAGGATATTATCCAGATGCCCCTCTAATATATGTAAATAATCCTGATGGTTCTTCTGGTTGGACTAAAGGATCTCTTCCTGGCAATCCCTTTACCGATCCAGCCGCTATCGCTTCTCAGCAAGATCAAGGATGGCCATCTGTTGGACAGGCGGCTCAGCCGGCTCTTAGCTTGAATGATCCAGCTACTACAATAAGCCCAGATTCTACAGTACCGGATAATGGTGAGATAGCCTCAGCGGCTGGCGGTAATGGTTCGCCGTCCTGGCCGTCAGTCGATCCATCTTTAATATCTTCAGCAGCTCAAAACGACACTAATTATCTCAATCAAAATAATGTCCAAGTCTATGGACCTCTTGCCTATAATCCATTATCCTCAGATGCAAGTATTGGTTACCCGGCAGGCTATCAAGGCAATCAATTAGGAGGGGCTGCCGGAACACCGATAAGTCAGCTACCATCTTCAGGTATTAATTATGGAAATACTGCTAGCCTACCGTGGCAGAATGGCTACAATTGGGGAAGCGATAATAGTGGTTCAAGTGGGCTATGGGGCACAAATGCAAATTATGGAAATGCGCCAGGCGGCGGATGGGGCACGCCGGCAACTGATATAGCCTCTAGTTCATCCGGCACAACGCCATTCGGTGGAGCAGCCGACTCCTCAGGCGGCGGAGCTTCTAGTAGCTCAGATAATTCAGGTGGTTTTGGAGGGTTATTTAGCTAAATGGGCAGCAATTCAATATTCGCCACTCAGCCATATTATGCAAATACTACTTTGTTGCCTCCTACCATTGGCAGCACTACCGGCACCCTACAAGGCGGCGTGCAGTTTAATACACCAGGGGCAGCTGCTCAATATGCTAGTAGCAATGGTGGCCAAGTCGGACAAATCACCTATAACGATGGTAATTATGGTGTCACTCCAGTACCAGGCGGCGGAGCTTCCTTAGGCGGCTTTGTTGATTCTACGCCAGGGCCGTCAATGCCTAATGCGTTGCTTGGCACTAGAGTGAATGTGCCCGGTGATCCAAATTCAATAAATGAACAGCCGGGCATGGCATATAACTCTACGCCAGGACCTACTAGTGGCGGCGTACAACAACAAACTTACAATCCCTACTTGAGTAGTTTATTGAGTGGCTTAGCTGCTCCAAGCAATACATTGCCGCCAAGTTCAACACCTTTTGCAGCAGCAGCACCAGCGCCGACAATTAGCCCAATGGCTAGCCCTATGGGTATGAGAGCAGCCCCTAGTATTGCCGCTGCACCTAATATGGTAAGCGGGGCGAATGCTAATACTATGCCTAGTGGCATGGGCAACCCTGGGGCGCGTCCTTTTATGCCCATGTCAGGACCAACAGCAGGTGGTGGTGGAATGCCTGGGCAAATGCCAACTTCACCTAATGGAATGCCTATTGGACCAGGCACTGTTATGCCACAAGCCATGGGTGGCGGAGCCATGTTTAGTCCGGCGCAGTCTCAAAGTGGTGGCGCTCAAGCTGCTTTCAAACCATTACAAACAGCCTTACAAGGCGGAGTAAGCATGAATGCCCCCGGTGGCGGCGCTCCTTCCGGTGGTGGTGGAGGACAGCCAGGCGCAGGCGGTGCTATGGGTGGTACTGCTGTGGCGCAAGGTGGTGGTATGTCAGCCGGTCCAATGCAATCGCTGGCTAATGCTGCCGGGAACGTAATGAAGCCGATGGTGAATGCTTTGGGGCAAGTATTGACTCCACAAGCAGCTAGTGCGGCAACACCAGGCGGAAAACAAATACCGGCGCATGATCCGCAAGTGCCGGATCAGATATTAGCGGCAACGCTTGCCGCTCAGAAAGCGGCAGATACAGCAATTGCTGCGGCTAAAGCGCACCCGTTTGATATTAATAAGTCGAACGCTGTCATGCAGCAATCTATGGACGCTATTGCTAAGGCGGTGAAAGAAACATATACCACCATACTTACTCCTATCAACGATAGAGAGACGCGCTTTGCCGCGGAAGTTGAGCAATCAAAAGATTTAAACTCACAGATGCGTGAGAATTTAGAGAATATGGCAAAACTTACATCTTATGGTGAGGCTCAAAGGCGCGCGCAAGCAGCGGTAGACGCTGGCTGGAATTTATTAACACCTAAAGAACAAAGAGATCGCGCTCGCGTGGATCCTATTCAGATGCTTTCTCATGGAGCATATCAACGCGAAATTCACAATGTTGCATTACAGAAAGCAGCAGCGGTAAATGATCTTGCCCCTAAAATATATGCTCAGATGACAGCAGAACGGAAGGGACTAGAAGAACAGATGACTATGGAGGAAACCTTCAGGAAAAATCTTAATGATGAGCGCCGGCAAAATTCACAAGATTTTACGAATGCTACTCATAGTATGTACGGAGATATAGCAGCGGCTCAAGATAAATTTATTAGCAGCTATTCGGCGCAACTCGTAGCTAATACAGCAGCTAATAAGGACTTGCAACAAAGTGCTCAAGATCTGATCTTAGAAGCTCGTAACCAAGTAATGGAAAATAGAAATGACAATCTTGCCCGGTTGGCTGATCAAAGAGAAGCTGATAAGCGAGTAATGGATATGGCGAAGATGCAACACATGGTTGATGATACTATCAACAAGCAAAAAACCGAGCAAATAGCTGAAGCCAATGCCAAAACAAAGGCTGGTGCTGATATGGGACACCTATTGATCCAGCTAGAGAATGCACAAACTGCCAAGAAAAAGGCTAACCAATCCACTTCTGCTATTGATAATATGATCGATGAGCTTAAAAAGCAGATGCTTGCTGACGCTGAATTAAAGAATCAAGAGAAGGCGATGGCTAAATAATATGGCAGATACACGCACAGCCGAGACGCCAACATTGGACGGACCAACACCGGATGTTCTGCCGGTGACAGATGATATCGCCTTGCAAAACAAGATGGCGCAATTAGCTAGTGCACCGCCTGAGGCAGCAGCGCCTGCTGATGAAACAACGCCATTTGATATGAGTCAAAAGGCTGCCGCTAATCCTTATCAATTGCAAGGGCAGCAAGCTGGTGCTCCACCGGCTCTGCCGGCTAAAGCCGAAGATTCACCTTTAGGTGCACCTACTTATCCGGCTTTTCCAACATCAACAGCGCCGGCGATACCGCCAATTGCTACAACTCCTGATCAAGAGCAAGCGGCATATTTAGCTAACAAAGGCGCGCATCCTATGCAGAATGACACGCAAGCGCCGGCGCCTACGCCAGCCCCTCAAGCGCCACAAGCGGGCTCCGCCTCATTCGATATGGGAGCAATACTAGCAGCCGGTAACAAGCCTCAGCCTGCCGCCTCATCTAGCTGGTGGGATAATTTTACTGGAGTGCATGGGTCTAATTTATATGGTGCCGCCGCTGGTGCTCTAGGCGGAGTTGCCAAAGTGGCTTCCGGCGTTGACGCGGCTATGTATGCAGCTGGTCGAGCCAATCCGGTAAGCCAAGCAATAGGCAACGCCCTGGGCTTATCTAATCAGCCGTATCAAAGCCCTGAAAATATGTATGAGAAAGCAATAGGACAACCGGTCACATCATCTCAGCCCTATCAAATAGCTAAGGCAGCCGGCGAGATGGGTACGTATATGGCAACTCCAGGCATGGAGGGGGCAGGGCTGACTCCAATTGTAGCTCGTATGGCGGAGGGCTTAGGCGTTGGCGGCTTTGATTCAGCCGGTAGACAAATGCAAGCCAAAGGCAAAATAGATGCTAGTCAATTAGTTGGTGACTCTTTAATATCTGGCGGTCTTGGGATTGCCGGCGGCGTTGCTGCTAAGTATGGCGGCAAAGCAGTAAAGAATATTATCGGCAGGCTTCCTAAGAAAGGCGAAGGTGAATTACCACCGAGCTTGGCGCCATCAGTTGAAGGCGCAGGCGGCGATAGTAAAATGCTGCAGGGCTCAGTCAGCAAAGAAGAAAAGCCCGGCATATTCAGGCGCACAATAGGCTCAGCTTTCAAGGGCTTTAATAGCATTGAAGGGGCAAAGAGTATAGCTGATATAGCACCGGCGTTAACAGCTAAGTTGGAAGATGAATTACGCGAAGCACATACAAAAGTGATGAATGCTCTGAGTAAGATGAAGCACGCCAAAAATGTGCTTGAAGCCACAGCAACGAACGCTCTTAGGCTCGCTAACACAGAGGAAGAAAAGGCGCGCATATTAATCAAAGAAGAGCTCATAGCAACGAGTGCGGCGGCAGAAAGAATCGCTAAGCATAGAACTGAGATGTATGAGGCTGGTATAGCGGAAGAGAAGGAGCGGCTAGCTAAGCGTATAGAAGAATTGAAAGCCGCATTAGGTAAAGCCGTGCTGTCTACTCAACGAACCTTTAAACAAGAATTGGCAATACTAGAGGAGGCTCAAAGAAAGTTACAGTTTCCGCATGAGCTTTTTGGCTTAGAGAAAGGCAAGCATCTTCATGGCGTATTAGATGAGACGCTATTGCAAGATGAAGCAGAAATGAGCAAGACTTTAGCTAAAGATTATGATGGTGCCATTGATCAGGCGGAAGAGGCGACTAAGACATATAAGGCGACGATCAACCAATATGATGCGCTGAGGCATTATTACAAGTCAGTCTATGAAGAGGCTGAGGAAGCCGTGCAGAAATTCTTCGGTCACGAAGAACGTCTTAATTTAAAAGGCACTGTGCGTGAAGGCAATAAGACCGCCGAGGGCTCTATGGGTGTGAACTTCAAGGGCGCGACACTGCCTTTGATGGAAGCCTTCAAAATCAAGCATGATGCGTTTCTAAAAGCTCTCCAGGCTGAGGAAGGTGCCTATCACAAAGATATTATACTTGCCACCAAAGCCAAGTTGGGTAAAGGCAAAACAATAGAGCAGTTGCAGAAGGGGCGTAATTTAATACCGCCGGTAGACAAGCTTATTATGGCCGCTTCTTTGGGTCCAAGCGCTTTAGACATGCCGGCTCAGGCGGCGTCAGGCGAGGATGATGAGGAAACACCAGAGCACAAGATAGTAAATTTTGGCAATTTATGCATAGCTGCCGGTGTGTCATATATGTTTGTGCGTAACGGGCCGCGCTATTTAAAGCAGATGCTTCATGATCGGAATTGGTTTTATAAAATACTTTATGCCAATACATTGGACTTTGCCAAATTTGCAGATCATGCATTACAAGGCGCAGCATATAAAGCAGGTATAGCATTCGATAATAAGATGATGAGTCTGAATTATCGGATTCTTTCAACAGAAGCCGATATGCTCAAAGCTCAAATGTTTTCGCCCGATAAGCCTGAGAAAATGGTGGCGGTATTGTTTGGACATGCTGATATTAATACGCTTTCAACTCATGGGCAGGTATTGGGCCAAGTGGCGCTGGACTCGATAAAAGAGCTGAAAAAATTTGTCGTAGCTTACTCTAAGGCATTCGACGATTGGTATAAAGAGTTGCCAGAGAAGCAGAAAGCCTCTTGGGACTCTACTAGACAAGTGGTGCACTGGGTAAAGAACGGCTTAACAACTCATGAGGAGCTGGCTCCTATGGACAGAATGTTGTTTGGCTTATTTGCCAATGCTGCCAAAGGATATTTTACTTTTAGCACTAAAAATTCCATCGCTCAATTAGTGGACTTCCCTACTTTCGCTCCTCTACAAGTAGGTTGGAAACAAGCTTTTAAAGGAACACTGCTTTATGCACGCTCAGCCTACTTTAGAAAATTAGCCGGGCATGTTCACTTAGGCGGGGTACGTTCGCAAGCGATAGAAGAAGCAACAAAAAACACGCCTAATTTATTATTTGTTGAGCATCAAACAGCCACTGCTATGGAAATAACATCATTGTCACATTTTAAAGCCATGGTGGATGAGTCAGTTAAAGCAAATCCAAACATGAAAATCTTTAATCAAGCTAGTACTGGTCCGATGACCCTAGCATCACTCATTGACTTCAACCACAAGAATCCACGAATGATGCAAAGCATTGCTAATATGCATGACATACAATTTGTCGAGCATTTTCTAACCGGTAAATTGTCGGAGGATGTAGAGCACGCTGCTTTTATGAAGATGGTGCAAGATGTGGGGGAGACGTTTGGTTATGATCAACTGCGATTGATTAAAGACCCATTGAGCCGCTCGAAATATGCCGGTAAATATCTTCAATTTTATGGACAGTTAGCTAGATATGCACGAGATATGGTTTTTGCTATATCTGTTGGCAATATCGGCGGAGTAATAGCCAGTCAGTTTATGTTGCAACAAATTGGCGGCGCTGCTGTACTTCCGGCTATGTTCAGACAAATACTTTGGATAAATAACCCGGCATTAGCCTCACAAGCAACGAATTTCTTTAATGCCTATAGCCTAGGGCAAAATCTCTTTGGCGATCTCATGAGTAAGACTGACTATGATTTACTCTTCTGGCCATTTATGACTTCGCAAGCTCCAGGTTTAGAGAATGCCTTTACTTTGATAGGAAATCTAGGGAACACTTACACAGAAATGCAAACAGCATTCGGTGGCATTATTGCCAATCCTCATAGTTTGATAGATGATCCTGATGATAAGAATGCCCGTAAGATCCAAAAAGCTTTGAAACGCACACTTGATGATATCTCTTTATTTAAACCGGCTTTAGCCGGGGTACCTTTACAGGCCTTCTCAGCCTTCATGGTCAATTTACCGGGCTTCTTAAACGATGACTTTGCTGCTAGTATTCCGTCACCGGGCATGGGAGGTTCTAGGTATCCCTTAGTACCGGAAAAGGTCTATCATTTTCCAGGCGCTAGAATGGAGTCAGGTAGAGCTATGGTTAGAGCGCCGCATAGTGCTCAATGGAGTCAATTTGAGAAAGCTATCCAAGGGCTGCAATATCGCAAGCCCAACTTGACAGATGACCAAGTGGATGCGTTAAATAAAGCAGCGATAGCATCTGGAGTAAGGGAGCAATAATCATGGCAGAAAACGAGAAGGAAGAGAAAGAAGAAAAGGCGGACGGCTCTGAGAAGAAAGAGACCAAGAAAGAGATCCGCAAAGAAGATACCAAGAAGAAAGAAGACGGCAAGAAGATGCATAGTGCCAAGTAATCAAGTAATATAGGTTTGTGAGTTAGTAAGGAGCGAATAAATATGGCTGAAGAATTTGGCGAATACTCAGAATTTTCTGAGCTGAATGCTTTGGGGAATCCTTCTAAAGTTATGTATGCAAAGGCAGCCGATGGTGGACACGCTGGTGTCGGACCAATTGGCAATACACGTCCTACAGGAATTGTAGCTGAAGGCATCAGCATTGATGTCGGTAAGAAGGATGAATACACAGCTATCCGTGAAGGCATGTCCACTGGAAAGAACAAAGATGCTAAGAGCATGTCATCCAGGAAATGAGTACGGGACTTTTTCCGGCTGATATTATTATCTCGGCGCGAGAAGCCCAACAAAAGACGGGATGTTCGGCTTCAATAACGCTTGCTCAGTGGGCGTTAGAGTCAGACTATGGTCGTTATGACTTAGGCGGTAACAATCCTTTTGGCATGAAGGCACGCCCGCAGGACATAGCTGACGGTAACTTTGTGGTACAGCGAACTTTAGAATGGGTAAGCAGCAACTTGCGCACTGATTGGGGCGGCTATCTTAAGTGTGAGGCTAAGTTCAGGAAATTCCCAACTATCTTAGATGCTTTCATAGCGCACGGGGAATTATTGATGAATCCGCGCGGCCCTTATGCCTCAGCGCTGCCATTTTTAAAAGACACCAAACCGACAGTTAAATATATTACAGCCATGGCTAAGACATATGCCACAGACCCTGATTATGCTAATAAGTTGATAGCGCTAGTTGATGAAAACAAATTAGGGCAATATGATCTTATGCCGGGGCAGGTCCGGCTGTCTGTGCTGGCGGCTGTACCGCAGTAGCACTAACAGCAGCAGTCATGTCGGCAAGCAAGGCGCTCACATTAGCCATAGTAGTTTTGCTGGCTGCTAATTGAGCTTGAGTATCAGCTAATAGCCCGGTCATAGTCATAGGTGTCAGCGCCAAGCCGGTATAAGGGTCAAACTGTTGAAAAGTAGCGGTTATGATGCTCACTCCGTCGTAGGATAAAGTGACAGTATTGGTGGCTTTAGCGTAAGCGTAGATATTCCAATCGATCATTTTATTAGCCGGGACAACGAGTATTAACAGTATAAGAATGGATATTCACAATACCAGCACCACCGGCAACACCATTAGCGTTAGTGTAATAAGCAACACCGGCAGCGCCGCCGGCTGCTGTCACAATACCACCGCTAGTAATAGTAACTGTCGGTGCTGTTAAATCTATAATACCGCCGCCGCCGCCGCCGCCGCCGGTTGGCGCAGTAGTACCGGTACTGCCGCCGCCGGCCCCGCCAGGTGCTATTATGCTGCCGCTGGCATCAACAATGATTGATGTTTGACTTCTAATTTGTATACCCCCGCCTGAGCCGCCGCCGGCCCCATTTCCATAATTAGCAGTGAAGCTAGTACCTGCGCCGCCGGCTGCAACCATTGCAGCTGTGCTTGTAAAATGAACCTCGCCTGTACAATCTATTGCAAGAGAACCTCCACCAGCACCACCAATAGGATATTGGCTGTTAGACTGAGAGCCGGCCCCACCACCGGAGCCGGTTAATAAGGAACTAATTGGATATGTTTGGCCACCGGGCACTGCTCCGATTAAAGAGGTGCTTATAAAGCCGCCGGCCCCGCCGGCACCGCCATGACCCCCGCCTGAGCCGCCTTGTCCATATCCAATATATCCAGGAGCAGCAGGCCCGCCGCCTAAACCAGCACCAGGACCCCCATAACCGACATTTGTTGCAGTTCCAACCTGTGCTATACCGCCGGCACATTCAGTATTTATGGTCCATGCTCCGTTAATAGTCATGGTGCCGCTATTATGGATTCTAGCTTCAGTGCTGGTTATTGCTGTAGGCTGCACCCAGTTGGTATTGTTGTAATACTCTCCGAGTAGTAAAGTAGTAGTTGGTGCTGCTGTAGTAGCGGCAAGCCCAGTATCATCAAAAGGGGAAGTGGTGCTATTGCCGATTAAGCCGGTGGTTGAGGGGCTAGCGCCGCCGCCCACGAAGGTGCGATAGATGTTATAGGAAGCAGCACCAGCCACAGGAGTCCAAGCAATTATGTTGTAATTAGTGCCATTTAGGTCTAATTCCCCTGTTGTTGTCGTTGTTGCAGCAGGTGGAGCAGTGATTGTCACCCCGTCAGCCATGACGCTGGCCACTGTATAACTCCAGTGAACAGAAGAGGCAGTGCCGCCTTGGGTAATAGTAGGGGCAGAGGGGCTAGCAACAGGTAACGGTCTTACCCCGGAGCTACCGCCGAAGGTCAAGGAATTATCATAAGTATTAAATGCAGGGGCAGCTGAGGAGGCGCCTGATAGATTTGGTCCGCCAAAGACGGTTAAAGCAGCTTGAGAAGCTCCGGAGCCTGTGCCGCCTTGAGTTGTTGCAGCAGTACCGGAAATATCGGTAAAAGCGGGCTGGCTGGCTACAGGCACCCCTAAAGTAGAAATTGAATTTATCCAATTGCTGGTAACTGCCGCTAGAGACTCCACCCCGCCGATAGTAGTAGCTGAAGGAGCGGCTAATGTAAGAGTACCGGTAGTTGTAATAGTGCCGCCGGATAAACCCACGCCGGTAGCAATCGAGGTCACAGTGCCTGAGCCGCCTGGAGCTGCGAAGGTGCCATCAGCTCTTAGAAAGTTAGAAGTACCGCCTCCTGAGGCCGGCACCATGCCTTGAAGGGCGCTAGTAAATACATTAGGAATAGTAGTGGCTTGAGTGGCTGTAAGAGCTGATGGTACTGTTGAGCCGCCTGAGACATTACCTAAGATTGTTAGATTAGCTATTGAAGGGAATTGAGCGAGAGTGAAGTTGCCTGAGACATCGGAAAATGCCGGTTGAGTAGCTGAAGGGACGCCGGCTGTTGAAATTGTATTGATCCATTTATGAGTAACTGCTGCTAGAGATTCTACCCCGCCGATAGTAGTAGCTGAAGGAGCGGCTAATGTGACAGTGCCGGTAGTTGTAATAGGACCGCCGGTTAAGCCCACGCCGGTATCAACTTCAGTAACGCCGCCGCCGCCGCCGCCGCCTGAACCCCCGATTTGATAAACATCGGCACAAGCAGGGGAAGTTAACAGCAGGCAAAGGAAAAGAGTAAGTAATCGTTTCATCAGTGGGCATCGACTCCGATTGTGACGCTGCCGGAAGCAGAGATTAGGTAGAAAGTAGTCAAAGGCACGCCTTGATAGGTCCAAGAGCTGGAAGGATAAATTGGGAAGGAGCCGGCTCCAGTAGTAGCAGCAGCGGTTAGAGGGCTAAAGAATACATTAGTGGCGCTATCGTTAACTAAAGTGATATTGCCTGAGGCGGCGGTCAAAGTGATGAGAGTAGAGGTATCGGCGGCGGTAACTTGAGTAGCGGTGTGCCCGGTGGGTCCCTGTCCGCCGTAGGTAATTTGATCGGCATAGGCGGGCCATCCTAACAAGAGAAGACACCCAACTAGGACGCTAATTAATTTCATAAATTACCTCTATCTGTTAGAGGTAAAGATTAGAAGCTTAGGCGATGCCTGTCAATTGCTCATGTTTTTTACCACAGCCGCCATGTTTAGGATTGCAATAGAAGCCTGAGCCAAATTTATTAGGCATACAAGCAACCACGCCGCAAGCAGTACAGCTAACGAGGACAACTTCGTGCTTACCATTAGGCTCAGGATTGTCATACTCCGAATCGCTGCTATCGGCTGTTGGAATGCAGAAGACTTGCACTAAGCAATTTTTAAGAGCGCTTGTCATAGCTTTATTAGCTGATTTATCCCATTGATCCATACCTTCGCCGGTAGTGAGGGCCACGACGCTAGAGCCGTCCGGGGCAAAGAATCTAAACTCTACTTCTACTAGAGTAGTGGTGTTGTTGTCTCGTTGTTCGCGGGTAACTTTCTGTACAAAGGGGATGAAGAAAACGCCATTATTAGCCAATACGCTTTGTAAAGCGGCGTAGATATCGTCAATAGCTCTAAATTTATATTTCAGTCCACCACCGGCGATCGCAGTTTTAGCTACTGGGCCAACTTCGCTCATGATTTTTGACATGAGAGTATAAATATCTTTCTTGTCTTGCATCAGCTATTTATCCTTTATAAACTTAGGGTGTATTTACTATTCAATAGGAGTTAAATATATGGCTAGG